GCCAAAGCTAAATTTGATCTGCACATAGCCAAGGTCATAGAGTTGAATATCGCCCTATTAGCCAACAGCACCAAATCGGTCGAAACAGAATCAGGCGAATTGGTCACAGATCCTGATCACATCACGGAATTCTACAACAATGCAGACAATAGGATCATTAAGAAAGTCCAGGGTTACCTAGCTGAACTCAGTGAAAAAGCCGCTATAAAACCTGTAGATGTTACTTGCTTGACCGAGGAGTGCAAGAAAGAGTTCCCAGTAAACATTACCTTCGACTACGCAAGTTTTTTCGCATAAGGCTCTTAACGCTAGATAACGACGCGGTCGCGGCCTTGATAGAAGGCTATGACAAAGAGGTAAGAGCCTATAGAGATGATGCGTTAAGGATGGCCTGGTACATGCGAGGCAGTATATCTTATGAAGATGCTATGCTATTAAGTTTCAATGATCGTGATCTAATCAATAAGATAATCAAAGACAATATAGAAACCACAGAAAAAACCAAATTACCTTTCTTCTAGGAAGATAGTTATCTCAAAGTTACAATCATTAACTACCTGTATTAAACTTTTCCTACGACTCTAAATAGATTACCCATTGCGAAAGCAGTGTTGGTTATAAAGGAGACTCCAGATAATGGATATCTTAGCAACAATTAAGAAATGGGCAGGTGCCTTGTCAGATACAGCAGTCAGCGTTCTAGCTCTGCTTATCGTGTTAGAAGTATTATTCAAGGGAGCAGCCATCCCATTCCTACCAGCTGTAGACGTTATTGGTAACGTTACTGGAATCGTCAAAGCATTAGGCGGTGAAGGTGTTGTTGGTCTAGTGGCAGTATGGGTACTGTATTCAATTTGGAAGAACAAATAATCTAGGTTATAGTTCTTTTTGGTTATAGACAAGCGTAAGTATTCATTTGCTTACGCTTTTTTGTTGGCTATTGTCTTAACCCTATTAAGATGTCTGCGACATCTGCATTATCGCTATCGCTCAATGCTTTTTCTTCTAATCTAAATTAGAATGTATACTGTATGCTCTTGCTGTATCATCCAGATATCAGCCACAATTTACCTATCCGAGGCAAATTGTAACTGCCGCATCATCCGAGTACAGCACCACACTAACTAAAAGAGATTGCATTCACTTGCACGGAGGCGGTCAGCCGGTACCCCCTACTCTAGATTTATCTGGCGGTAGCTCACATAGCCGTAGTTAGCCAACTATGTTTTTGCTCTCAGGTTGGTTTGTTTCAGAGCCTGAATCTTTTGGTTTTTACACCTATAGAATGCCGTGTCGTCCTGTAGATAGTCTTCTCTATCTGTTCCAAGTAGGCATAACCTACCATCTCCTCAGGACACAGAAATACATCTGCATCATTGACTGTTATTTTGTAATCTTTAAATCTTTTACAGAATTCTTACCTAGTCTGATCTGAATGATGCCATTGTAGTTGTTTTCACGCAACAATACATCTTCCTTAAACTGATAATAGGCTTCCAAGTAGTTAGTTTCGCCACGTGATTTACATAGATGTATGATTTCACGAGTGAACTTGTCCTTGCCTAGTGTGTCGATATCTGCTTGGAGTCTAGGACTACTGCCCCAATATTCTTTCCAATCAGTTTCAACTGTTTCCCTGCGTTTGTTTTTCTTGCCTTTTAGAGGTGGTCTCTTTTTGATTGTTTTGAAGTATTTCCTGCCAACGTAATCATGACCGTTAACATTATTAGTTATCCTATATATAAATCCATAATACTCGTTGATGTCCTCGGACTCAAAAGGTACTCCATTATAAGTCCAAGGATTATCATATGCCATATTACTTGCCTGTCATTGCATTTTTCTTGTCTTGGATTTCTGCACGTCTAGCCTTGGCTAGTTTAGCTAGATCACCCAATGCACCACGAGCACGTGCCGCGGAAGCTTTAACACCTTTGCCTTCAAATTTTTCTGATTCTGCTACATATAGTTCTACTGCTGCTAAAATATCATTATGAATTGCCATTTTATTTTCCTTTATAAAAATTATACTGCTAATCTTGCTTGTTTCCTAGCGATTTCTCTAGAGATCTTTGATTTATCTTTCTTGCGCTGTGTTTTATCTATCAATGCCGTTAATTGTTTGATATTAAGTGGACCTAGTCTGGGTTTGCCACTTTTATATTGTAGTGGATGATTGTGTCTTTTACTTGGATGAACTCTTGCTGTTGGTCCTGCCATGATCTGCTCCTTAATTATTATATTACTTATATGTTACACAAGTGGCTAACAAATTAATTTAATACTCTAAACTTTTTGTTTGCTAGTACTAATAAACTATATCTTTCATAAAAAGTTAATGTCAAATCATCAAATTGATATTTTTTTGTATTTACATATTTAATATATTTTTGGCTAGGTAGATAGTTGATGTTAGATTCGTACCAGCGTTGATAGAAATTTTTAACAGTATCAGATATAAAAATTCCATGTTTTGCTAAACACTGCTTAACAGAATCAAATCCAGAAATGATCGAAGACACAGGAATACAATTATCACTTATCGGAACTATAATTTGAGTACCTTTGGCAATGTTATATATTACATATTTTTCTTTTACTTTTTCATCTTTGATAATTTTTAATATTTTTTTGTTATAAAAATCTGCATCGCCACATTTTTTAAGATTAGCATTAATAATAAAAGGCAAACTTAATTCATCAGCTACGATATCAATAGTAAATTCATTAAATTCTGACATGGCATAGTAATGACTTTTGATATACCATACATTTGTATCAACTATTAATCGATTTAATTCTTTTTTTAATTTTTTTTGAGAAAGTTTACGACTTTTTTCAAGATTAAAACCTATTAAATCAAGTTCGGTCAGAGTTTTGATTTTGAAATCCGATGTATCTATTTCTATTTTGCCCGCCTGATTTATTCCTTTAAAATTTATATTAGATTTAGCTGCAGGATTAGATTCGGTGATAAGCTTTAATATTATATCCCCAGCATATCCTCCATTCCATCTTAATATAGTCAAGCTCATACAGTTATAATCAATGAGTCCTCAACACACTCAGCTGATATTTCTTTTACTAGTTGACTTACAGGAGTAGTTAATCTATTAAAATCTATCCTATTATGGGGGATAGTTGCTATAATTTTTCCTTGCGGGTCAATAAAAGTTTTTAACTCATTAAGATTAATCATTACGTCAGATATTTTTCTATATTTAAAAAAAATACTACTGTGTAATATTGCTAGAGTTTTTGGTTTTAATTTCTGCAAAGTATATTCAAATAAAAATTTATTATCTGGATCAACAAATAAGGTATTTGTATGAAAATCTTTAGTTGCTAATTGGAAACCTTTGTGTTCTATATACACCGCGTTAAAGTTAAATCTCCAACTACCACTAAACAATATTACAGTATTATCATCAAACTTTTCTACAACACAATTAATCAATTGATCAGATATAGGATACACTCCTCTTTCTGCCCTTTCAGCTAATATAGCAGGGGTAGTTTTAATGACACTATCGCTGTATGAATTTAATATTTTCATTTGGTAATTTTAAAATAAAATCTAGTCAACGGATGCACCCAATTAAACTGTTTAGTATCGTCACCTGCACCGCTATAGTAATCTTGTAATTCAGCATGTACATTTGAAATCATAAATTGTTTAATAGCAACATCGTAGTCTTCGGGTAACCCAACATCATATATATCAGCCTGTGCTTGATATTTGTTTATAGACAAATAAAGTAGACTATTATTTTCTAAGTCTGAATCAATGATAAAATTAATTTCATTAATTAATGAATTAAAATTAAATGATTGATTGACAATATAAACACAGAAATCGTATGGACCATCTTTAGTTCCTAATAGTTTTTGAAAATAATCCGCCTGACCTTTAAACAATATTGCCCTAGGGTTGGCTTGTTTAATTTTCTCTAATAGATCATGGTCTTGTTTGATCATAGCAGGCTCTTCAAACCATGCTAATTGTTGTTGTCTCCAATCACTCATGATTAAAATTGCAGTACATGGTAATTTCTTCTATTACGGTATTTTGCCCTATGCTACTAGCATAGGTTATAAAATTGCACACATCATTTAAATCTATACCATTACCAGTCCACGACGGTCTACTGCGACTTAACTCAGTGTCTAATCTGTCTAAGGTAATTAATGTAGTTTTGAATGGAACTTTATTTTGTTTAAATGCTTGTGTTCCTTGTTTACTAGCATGCTCTAATGCAGCTTTAGACACGCGATAAGTCTCAAATCTGGGATCAGGAGCAACTAAAGTTTTCGCACCAACAGATCCAATATTAAAAATGTATCCAGCCTTGTTTGCATTTACCCATGCATCATAAACAGCAAAATATACATTAGATTGTGCAAAGTTAGCCCACGGTTCTTGTGGAGGGCCATCAAACGCATTATTAACAAAAACATCATACTCTAAACTAAGTTTTGCTATCTCATTGATTTGTTTAGTGATGTCAAATCCACTTTGACGAGATATAGATCTGGCTTGAAAATAATTAACTAAGGTTAATCCTAGTCCTCTATTACCACCAGTTACTAACATTTTCATCTATTATTACCCCCTTGATCCCACACCTTGGTTAATTTACTACCGCAAGTCATAGCACATTCAAAAATTCTTCCGTTGGACAGATTTTTGGACCAACTATCTACAATATGTTGCCAAAACTCATTGTTAAAAATTTCCTTCAATGATTTATTATTAATATTTAAATTGTCTTTACCAAATTGTTCTATTATATATTTAACTTGATTGCGTCCATCAATAAAACTTAAATCGTTACTACCGGGTAAAGTAGATCTGTCATAGAACCTCTTATCATATAAGTTATGCGTAAAAAAATTACAAGGTAATACTATCCCTTCGCCTGTTATAACCACTTTTCTACCTAACAATGCATCACAACGAATTTCTGTAGAATCAAAGTAGTCTCTTATATTATTGTACTCAGTCTTCAATTCTGTCAACCTAATCATTGAACTATTTTTATACTGTGGGTTAACTGGCGGCTCTAATGTATATCCAGACGCAGGCCATGTAGTCATTTCTTCTACTAGAGCATGATTAAAAAATCTACCTGTGTTGCGAGGTAAAAACGATTCAAAGCCCATGTCCTTGCTTAATTGTTTAGCTTGATCAATCTGATGTTCATTGTGACGAAATACAATATAGTTCCATTGTGCTTTACCGCCAGCCGAAATAAATGCTTGGGTGTTAGCCATGACTTTATTCCAACTAACATTACGTCTATATAAATGATTAGTGTCTTCTAATCCATCAATACCAAAATCTATTTTACCATAGCCATTTAAAATACCAGCAAGTTCTGCCCACCATTCGGGACTGCGTATGCCACCATTAGTGTGCAGGTACAACCAAACTGTAGGACTCTTACTACGGAAATCTCTAAGTATATCTAACAAGTCAGGATGTGCAATTGGATCACCATAACTGCCGCAGAAGAATATTTGTCGCAATCTTTGAACTAATTCGTAGGGGAAAGCATTAGCAATAATATCCTTTGAAAGATAAACTAACGGCATGTAAGGATTAATGCCTTCACCGTTGCGATTTCTTGGACATTGTGGACACGCTGCATTGCAGTGTGTGGTTATTTCAATTTGATATTCATCGATAGTATTATAATCAAACATTAGTTTATGTCAATATCAGTATTATAACTAGTAAAGCCGTTTTCTTTTACTACAGTAAGCACATTGTTCACCCGCCCACCTAGTTCATCTCTGTGCGATACTAGCCAAATTGATTTGTGTGCATCACGTGACATCTTCTTAAGGATAGCCATGGCATTTTCTACACCAGACGCATCCATACCACTGTCAATCAATTCGTCGATGAATAACAAGTTAATGGGTTGATATAAACTTTCCCACACATCACGGAAGCTCCATGACAGTGAAAGTATAAGTCTATTACGTTCACCTCTTGACAAATTGTCAAAGTCTAGTTCACGTCCTAGTTCAGTGATGTTGACACTCAGGTCATTCATAAACACCACGGTATGGGGTAAGCCAATACGGTCAAGATATTGGCTCAGTCGAGCGTTCAAGTAGCTCAGATTTTGATCGATGATTCTCTTACGGATATAAGAATCTTTATTAGTTAATAGTTTGTATAAGAATTCTTGATGATCTTTGACGCGACTAAGTTCGTTCATCTTAGTATAATCAATTTCAGCAAGTGCAGTGGCTTTCATATCTGCGATCTGTTCAGTGTAAGGATCTTCTTCTGCTGTCTTACCGGTGATCTGTTCTTGTATGCTGGCAATACTGCTACGATGTTGGATAGCAAGACCTTCATTGTCATAAAATGTTTTAGGCTGTGATCCTAGCTCACCCAATTCTTGTTTTGCCGAGATCAATGCTTCTAAAGCTCCAGCATGGACACCTTGTTGTGTTTCTGCATCTTTAAGTTTGCTTTCTTTGATCGCCAGTAGTTCTTCATGTTTGCTATCGTGTAAATCTTGCCCGCAGGTATTACATTTATGTTCACGTAGAGTGGCTATATCACTAGTTAAATTAGCGATACCTTTGACTTCACGAGATAAATCTTGCTCACTACGTGCTATAGCTTTGTCTAGATCAGTTAGATCTTTACGCTTTTGATTATAAGTTGATAACTCTTTGTGTGCAAGAATCTCTGCATCAATGTCTAATGTAAGCAATTCATCTAAGGCTGATTGTAATTTAGCGACGTCATCTCGACGTTTAGTTAACCATAACATCTGACGACGCTGTGTGGCTTCGATCTGCTCTTCAATACGCTTATTGGCATCAGACACTGCCTTGATGTTAGCTTCTTCCTGTTGTATGGCGTCCTTTGTAGCCTTACTTTGCTCTTTGAGTAGTTCGGCTTTCTCACTCAATAAAGTAATACCCAACAGTTGCTCGATTATAGCACGCTGATCGTTTGGCTTTAATGCTAGGAATGGTTCTGTGTATGTATTCAGAGCCACCA